TAGCACGGTGGATCTGGGGACAGTGATCCCCTGTGCCAGTCGTGGCGGTGGCACAGTGCCCCGCCGCGCCGGGTCGCCCCCCCGGTTTAAAAAGGCATGGGTCCCTCTAAGCTATAAAGTCTTGCTTTCGCGAGGTCTTTATATAACTCAAACTTTTTCTATATAAAACAAAAATGAAAAATGAAATACCTTGTATGAAAAAAAATCGCGGAGAAAATTTTACGACTGTAGAGGTCGATCCAGTAACTGGAGAGTATGTAATTCAAGTACCTGAGTGGATTATATCAGAGTTTGGGTGGTATGAGGGCACAGAAGTAAATATGGAGGTTGATGGAGATTCAATACTGATAACCGAACTGGACTAGTGGACATACACTGGTTCTCATAGTATAATTACCTTTGAATGCATTCACATTTTAATTTGACCAAATTATGGCAAAAGGATTCACAGTAAAAGCAAAATCGCCCACTAAGGGTGAGGGTGGAAGTTCTCCCCAGTATGACTACGAAAAAGCAAGAGAGATGGTTCGTGGGAAGTCAGTAGTCTTCTGTCTTCCTGGACGTGGAGTATCATACACATATCTAAAAAACTTTGTACAACTTTGTTTTGACATTGTACAAATGGGAGGTAGTATTCAGATCTCTCAAGACTACAGTTCCATGGTAAACTTTGCACGTTGTAAGTGTCTTGGTGCTAATGTACTTCGTGGTCCTGACCAACTTCCTTGGGATGGAAAACTGAAGTATGACTGGCAACTGTGGATTGACAGTGATATTGTCTTCAACACAGAGAAGTTTCTTCAACTGGTTCTGATGGATAAAGACATCGCATCTGGTTGGTATTGTACAGAGGATGGACAGACTACCTCTGTAGCACACTGGATGGATGAAGATGATTTCCGTAGTAATGGTGGAGTGATGAATCATGAAACCTTGGAGACCATCAGTAAGCGTAAGAAACCTTTCACAGTTGATTATGCAGGTTTCGGATGGTTGCTCATCAAACATGGTGTTTTCGAAGACGAAAAAATCAAGTATCCATGGTTCGCTCCGAAGATGCAAGTCTTTGAGAGTGGTGAAGTTCAGGATATGTGTGGAGAGGATGTGTCATTCTGTCTAGATGCTATCGAAGCAGGATATGAGATTTGGTGTGATCCTAACGTCAGAGTTGGTCACGAGAAGTCTCGTATTATTTGATAATGGCTGACAAATACACAATCCTTATAAAGGGTGAAATTAAGTTCACAGACTTGACTGAGGGCGAATATTTTGATATTATGGATGACCTGGCGATAGAATATTATCAAACAGGTCGTCCGCGTCCCTCGGACATTGAAACTAAAATTATTGGAGATTACTGCTAATGGCTATGAGAGCAATGGTTAAAGATGGGTGGATGCCCGGAAAACCGAAGAAGTCTCGTCAAGGATCAGGAAAGCATACAAAGTATGCCGCGACTTCTCGTAACGGTAAAAAGAAAATGTATCGCGGACAAGGTAGAGGTTAATACTAAGAGGGGCATCACCCCTCTTTTTTAATAAATACCTAAAAAATTAGTTTAATGAAAACATATAATCAGTTTGTAACAGAAGCATACGCACATTCCGGAACTATCAACGAATTTAATGTTGGTGGGTTTGTTAAAGATAGGATTGCCGGAGCTAGGCAGGGGATTCAGAATTTCAAGAAGAATCCTATCAGAAGTATTCGTGGTGCTGGTATGGGTCTTTTAAAGTATGGAGTAAAGGATGACATCGCAGCATCAGGTATCAATGTTCTTAGAAGAGCAACAGGAAATAATCCAAGAGTAAAGGGTGCACTTGATGCTGCCGAGTTTGTTGCACCCATGGTGCCTTGGAGAAAAGCTGCTGCATTTGCAGCTAAACCTGCAGCAATTGCTGGTGCTGCTATTCTTGCAACTCCTACTTCTACCAGTAGATATGATCAGGTAACAGGACCTAATGCATATTATAATAGACCAGGATATAAGAAACCCACTCAAGGAAAATAATACATAGTTTAGATTTGTAAACACACATGGCTTGTTTGATCGCTAATCTTCCTTCTATGGAAGTATGGGTTCGTAAAGAATATCTGACTGATCATCAGAGCGGACATGGTGAGTTTGTAAAGGGCGTTTGGGTATCGGTTAAATCGTTACCTGGACGCGCTTTTTATTTTGAAACTTACTTACCAGAATATGCGGCAATGTATGATAAGTTGCCAATTTCTGCTTTTGTATCAGATCCGGAAACTCCTACACCTGATATGGACCTCCCTAACTTACAGTTTTGGAACTGTATGGATTATGGTGTGGTCAGTGTAGACAAAAAGTTTATTGGTTCGATGGATTTTGAGTGTTACACTCGTGATCATGGTAATGTAAAAGGAACTTATGTCTGTACTATTGACAATTATCATCATGATCCAGACTACGTAGACTGGGCAACCAGTGAAAATCCTGCTGAACATAAGTCTCATAACCTAATTGAACTGGAAAATGGTCAGTATGCACTGTATCCAAACAATAGATTACGTATCTTTGACAATAGTTTAACACCCGTAGAACCAAAAATGCCCGATTTTAAGGTTTCTACTCAATACTATCAAGTTGAAAATGGATATAAACGTCTTGGCATGGGTCGTGAAGACGAATACTTCTGGAAAACTGCTGATGAAAGGGAAAATAAATATACCGAATTGCCCGAAGAGGATTAAATGGGAAGGGAACACATGAAAGAGATGTGGAGTTCATCAAATCTCATATCAGATTATTGGTTTAAACCACGAAAAACTGAAGATCCAGAGGAAAGAGTGATTCAAGAAGTTTATGGTGACCCTGCTACCATAAATAAAGTCAAGAAAACTACTGACCAATGGCAATTTCAAGGGGATCAAGAGCATTTAGAGACATAAGTCTATCTTTTGACCCACATCCTGTTACAAAAGACTTGCCAATTTTGAAAAATGCGAGAGCAATCACGCGATCTGTTCAAAATTTAGTGCAAACGATACCTACAGAGAGGTTTTTTCAACCTATTTTGGGTTCTGATGTGCGGGCAAGTCTTTTTGATTTCGTTGATTTTGCCACTGCAGGCGTGATTGAAGAACAAATTATCACCACAATTGATAATTTTGAACCTAGAGTTGCAAATGTGCAAGTTGATGTAGACCCTCAACCAGATAATAACAATTTTAATGTTACTATTTTTTATGATATTGTCGGTCAGGAATTTCCCACTCAAGAATTTTCATTTTTGCTAGAGGCAACAAGGTAATATGCCTTTTACTAAATTTACAAATCTAGATTTTGACCAAATTAGGTCTCAAATCAAAGACTATATCCGTGCAAACTCTACGTTTACAGACTTTGATTTTGAGGGATCTAATTTTTCTATTTTAATTGATACGTTAGCTTATAATACCTACATTACTGCCTACAACTCAAACATGATTGTAAACGAATCCTTCCTGGATTCGGCAACTTTGAGAGAAAATGTTGTTTCTTTGGCAAGAAATATCGGTTATGTGCCTCGCTCTAGAAGCGCCGCTAAGGCACGTATTAATCTGGCGGTACAAACTACAAGCACATCACCTACTATGACCCTAGAAGCGGGTCTAGTATGCGTAGGAAGTGTTAATGATAGTCAATTTGTATTCTCAGTTCCGGAGGATGTCACTACAACAATCAATTCTGGAACCGCAAAGTTTGATGACCTTGAAATTTGTCAAGGAACTTACCTGAAAAAACAATTTGTAGTTGATGGATCTTTAGATCAACGCTTTATTTTACAGAATGCTTTTATCGATACCTCTACAATCGTCGTAAAGGTTAAAGGAACCTCTGATTCAGGTGAAGGAAGGGAATATGAACTTGCTCAAAACATTTTAAACCTGAATAAAAACTCTGAAATTTATCTTTTACAAGAAGTTCAAGACGAAAGATATGAACTTCTGTTTGGAGACGGATTTTTTGGTAAAAAATTAGAAAATGGTGCGATTATTACCGTTTCTTACATCACAACGGACGGTATTGATGGAAATGGAGCGAAAAATTTTGCATATTCTGGAAGAGTAACTAATAATCTTGGTAATGTTATAGTTCCGAGTGGTGATGTTACAATTTCTACCACTTCAAAAGCACAAAACGGTGGTGAAATTGAAAGTATTGACTCAATTAAGTACTTTGCTCCAAGAATTTACTCCTCACAGTACCGTGCAGTCACTGCTCGTGACTATGAAGCGATAATTCAGTCAATTTACCCAAACACAGAATCAGTTTCTGTCGTTGGTGGTGAAGAATTGGACCCACCAGAGTTTGGAAATGTCATTATCAGCATCAAACCTAAAAATGGCGACTTTGTTTCTGATTTTGATAAGCAATCAATCGCTACTAAACTGAAAAATTTCTCTTTATCAGGTATAAATCAAAAAATTGTAGATCTTAAGGTTCTTTTTGTTGAGATTGACTCTGCAATTTACTACAATAATGCAAAAGTTTCAAATGTTAATGATTTAAAATCAAAAGTTTCATCTACACTGAATACTTTTGCAACTGCAAACATTAATCAGTTTGGAGGACGCTTTAAATACAGTAAATTGTGTCAAGCAATTGATAATACCGATAATGCTGTCACTTCTAACATCACTAGAGTAAGAATTCGAAGAAATTTGAAAACTTTAATTAATACTTCTGCACAATATGAACTATGTTATGGTAATAAGTTCCGCATGGACAAAAATGGTTTTAATATTAAGAGTAGTGGGTTTGGACTTTCTGGAAGGAATGGAACATTCCACTTTACCGACACTCCAGGGGAAAATGGTAAAGGTGTAATTTCTGTTGTTAAAGAACGTAATCAAGATGGCAAATTTGAAGTTGTAATCAAGTCAGCAGGGACAGTTGATTATGTAAAAGGAGAAATATTACTGAATACAATTACATTTTCTTCCACTGATAAAGATAATGACATTATTGAAATTCAAGCAGTTCCTGATTCAAATGATGTGATTGGTTTAAAAGACCTTTATCTCTCTTTCTCGGTTGCTGATAGTGAGATAAATATGATTAAAGATACTATTACATCTGGCGAACAGATCTCTGGCGTCGGTTATAAAGTTACTTCAAGTTATCTAAACGGAGAACTTAAGAGAGGA